ATGCGGAAGGCAATCGGGCTGCGTGGCGTGCCAGTGGCGTGATTGAGCGGATGCGCTGGCAAACGAGCGTTGACGAAATGGTGTGTCCGGTTTGCCGTCCGTTGGCGGGTCGGGTGGTCGAAGTGGCTGCGGATGGGTTTCCAGGCGACAGCGGTGTGAGTTTTCCACCTGCCCATCCTCGTTGTCGATGCTGGGTAACTCCGGTGGTGGCGTAATGATCAACATCGAAATTAACGACGAGGATGCGCTTGAAATGCTGGGGCAAGTTGCCTCGAATAACTGGCTGAGAGCGCCGATGACACGAGGATTGGCACGGTTGCAGGCGGGCATGGCGATTTACCCCCCGACTCGACCCGGGCAGCGATATGTTCGTGGGCGTGGGCCAACAAATGCGCAGGGTCGGGTTATCGCCAACACTTCGCAGAATCTCGGTAAGCGTTGGACGAGTGAGATTAGCGAGTCGGGCAGTGGGATAACAGGGCGCATTGGCAACAATACCACCTACGGTCCATTCGTGCAGAGTGCAGAGGATCAAGCGTGGATGCACCAAGGACGCTGGCAAACAGACGAGGAAGTAGCTCGTCAGAATGAGGACGCCATTCGAGGCGACTTCCTGAACACAATCAATAGTTTGACGGGGTGAGACATGCTTCACAAGACATTTGAAATAAAAGCCGCCGAAGATGGGCGCATGATTGCCAGCACGCCCGATGTTGATCGGGATAAAGACCGAGTGATTGCGACTGGCGCACGTCTTGATAATTTTCTGAAGAATCCTGTGCTGATGTATGGGCACAACTATCGAGACCCATGGGCACTGATTGGCAAGGCGGCAGATTTACAGGTAGACGCAGGTGGCATCAACTTTCAGCCCGAACTGCGGGAGCCAGCCAACGATAGCGACCCAATGACCGTGATTCGTGCGTTGTGGGATCAGAAGCTGCTTCGTGCTGCATCATTGGCTTTAACCCAACCAAGTGGATGGAAAACGAGGTTGGGGGCAGGGACTTCGTCGAATGGGAATTGCTCGAAATCTCAATCGTGCCGATTCCAGCGAATCAGAATGCGTTGCGGTTGGCAGCCAAGGCGATTGATGGCGGCGGTGAGGAATTGGCAACAACTCAACCGGTGCAACCAGTCGTGGAATCGGCAAATGATGGCGACATCGACGAGGGCGTTTTGCTGGCATTAGCGGGCTTTCTGGAGACGGTCGGGGAATCGATGGTCTCGCAGTAAATTGTTTATATATCTTCTGTTTTAGTTCATGGAGTGACCGAAATGGCAAACGAGGCAATGGAGACACTTCTCCAGAAAATGAGTGAATTGACAACTGCAATCAAGGATTCCAAGCAGCCAAAGCAAGAGCTGCAATGGGATGATGTGCAGGCTCAGTTTGGTGAGCAGTTGAAGGGGTTGGTGGCCGCGCAGGTAAAAGAAAAGTTGGACGCCCAACCCAACTATCGCACGCCTGGCGCTGAAGTCGGTGCGGGTGGCTTGCCCCAAATCAAGGCGAGCAACCGTTATGGGCGCATGGTGAAGGGGTTGCAGAAGGATGGCTTCCACCGCATTGGCAACCAGAAGGCAAAGCCGGTTGATTTGTGGCTTGCCGGGCAGATGTTGCAGAAAGCAAATGCCATGATGCCAGATCGGGTGAATTCGCCCTCTGAGGACTTGAGCGAGGCGATTAAGGCGCTGACCTCAACAGGCTCTGGCACCGGTGCTGAATTGGTAGATCGCCAAATGGCAGAAATGTTGTGGGATGACATTTTCATGTCTTCTCGTGTCGTCGGCGCAATGGCAAACGTGCCCATGCCAAGCAATCCCTTTGATTTGCCACTGGGTCTGGGCTCGATTCGCTTCCGCAAGGGCACACAGGGTGCGGCTGTTACTGGCACTAATCCCGCCACAGCAAAAAGCACATTGACCGCGACTGAGCTGGCGGCGATGGTGGAATGGAGCTACACGCTCGATGAAGATGCCGTGGTTGCTTTGATGCCTGAGATCCGCGCACGCCTGGCGCAGGCTGGTGGTGAAGCGATTGATGGCTTTGCATTGAATGCCGACAACACCAATGCTGCCACGGGCAACATCAACACGGATGATGCTGCACCGGCTGCTGATGACTACTTCCTGAGTGATGGTCAGGATGGTCTGCGCCACCTGTGGTTGGTTGACAACACCGCTCAAGGCGTGACAGGTAGTGCTGCGGCATTGACTGACGCCATGATTACCAGCACGCTGAAGACGATGGGCAAGTATGCTGCATCGCCCGATCAGTTGGTGATGGTGACAGATGTGCAGACGTACCTGGGCGGCTTTCTGAAGACTGGTAGCGGCGCACCCGGTGACTATCTGATCACGATGGATAAGTTGGGTCCGCAAGCTATTGTGATGACCGGGCAGATTGGGCAGTATCGCGGCATTCCGTTGATTCTCTCCGAAAGCTACGGTCTGACCGAAGCGGACGGCAAGATGTCAACCGTGACACCCGCCAACAATGTGAAGGGTGGCCTGACTGTCTTCAATCGCAGAATGTGGTATTCGGGCTTTGTGCGCGAACTGTTGATCGAGATGGATCGGGACATCAAAACCCGCTCCTATGTGCTGGTTGCTTCGCTTCGTCAGGCTGTGGCTGCGCATGGCACACGCTCGACTGCCAAGCACACTGCCGGTCTGCGTGACGTGCTCGTCTAGTGATAAGTGGTGCTGCTTTATGTGGCACCACTTATTTCATTCCGATCTATAGAAGAGGTTGGGAAAATGATTCAGGTTGAATTTCTGCACGACTACGCCAACAACCAGGTGCAATACAGTAAAGGTCAGCAGACCGAACTGACAGAGGAGCAGATCGCTTTTCTGGAACGTGATTCACCGGGCTGCTTGAAGCGCATCGCTGCACCAGCCGAAGACAAGGCAGTGAAGAAGCCACGGTTGAATAAGGCAATTGAAGAGCCAGCCGAAGACAAAGAGGCGTAATGGACTACTGCAACTTTGACGATGTGAAACTGAGACTGAATATCACCGGCGACGATTACAACTATCAGATCGCTGACTTTGTGACCACCTGTTCGAGATGGGTAGACGAGTATTGCAGGCTGCCAGTAGATGGGTTTGCAGTGAGCAATGATTCGACTCGCTACTTTGGGCATGGTGATTTTTCGATTCAGTCAGGGTTTAGTGTTCTGCGTCTCGATACGCCGTTGCTTACCGTGACAACACTGACCAATGGTGATGGTGCAGTTTTGCCCACGCTGGCTTACAGGTTAGAGCCTCGCAACGAAAATCACTACTTTTCGATTCGCCTACTGAGTGGCTATTCATGGTCCTTTGCCACGGATGGCGAAATATCAGTTTTGGGTAAGTGGGGTCGCAGTCTGGTTGTGCCTGCACCTGTGAAAGAGGCGACCGCGCTATTCGCTGCCTGGCTGCTCAAGCGATATCAGGCGGCGTTGCAGGATGCGACAGCGAACTTTGACCTTGGGCAGCTCACCTATAGCGAAAGTGTACCGAAGCAGGTCAAAGCACTGCTTACTCCCTACCAGAACAAAGCAAGGTTGGTGGGCTAATGGCTGAAATTGTCGAGACAGCGATCAATGAATTTCGCAATGTGATTGCTACTGTGCCGGGTCTGAAGCGAGTCTACACAGATCCACCCGAGTCGATCAGCGACTTTCCAGCCGCCGTGGTCTATTTGAAGTCTGGCGAGATGACCGAGAACGCACCTTGTTTTCACGACTTTGTTGCCGATATCTATCATGCCCGGCAGGTTCTTCCGCAAGCCGTGAATGAGGCGAAGGTGTGGCCTGATCGGGTGCTATATGCACTCAAGGCAAACTTTCGGCTGAATGACAGCATTGAGCACATTGTTTATCCGATTCGTTACGAATCGGCAGCATTGCAATACAACGACATGACGCACTATGGCGTTCGTTTTCGGGTGAGGGTCAAGATTTTTGATGTGTAGGGATGTGGGTTGATATGAAAAACACACTGTACGGCTTGCTACTCTTGATGATTTTGTTGGGCGGATGCTCTCAAAGCGCACCGCAAGGGATTGCTATTACTACTGATGCACCTGTTGGCGTGGATTTGCAGATTGGTGAAGAAGTGACGATCAACTGCGCGGGGAAAGAACAGCGATACGAGGCGACCACCGCGGTCAGTGGTGCAGTGATTTGTCTCGCTGCTGATACTCCGACAGCCATTGTGACGCCCACAGAGACGGCGATTGATACGCCTACAGCAACGCAAACAATGGAACTGCCCACGGCGACCGCAACCGAGACTTTTACGCCGATTCCTAGCGATACGCCAACTGAAACCAACACCCCAGCACCCACGGAAACGCCAACGGCGCCATCGACACCAACGCCCCAGTTGACCCCAGTGGCAAGCGCCCCACTGTGCCCAACGCATGATGATAGGTTCTGGCATGGGTTATGGGACGCTGCGCGGGGATGTCATTATGACCATGTGCATGGGGTTGATCCGAATCACGCTGTAATCAGTAGCTATGTGATTACGGGCGTCGGGGTGATGGGCGACATGCGGTCGTTGCAGGGTGGCGTCGATTTTGGCTATGTCTGGCAGACCACATTAGAGAACTACAACAAGCACCGCGGCTATGTTGGGCAGTCGGCAATCGACTTGCCTTGCGAACAGCAAAACTACCAGTATATGGCAGCGGCAAATCGGAAGTGTATCAAGGCGTTTGTGGTGAATTTTCACCTTGATCATGGGACTCGTGAGGGTACAGGACGATTCCATTCAATGAGTGCCCATATCATGGGCTGCGAACGAGACGGGTTAAATTGTGGTGATATTTTTACAGGCGGATTGAGCGATACTGGCGACTTACACGCTCCTTATAAAACCACTTGCCGGGACGCATTAGGCAGTAGTCGCCCGCCATGCCCGACATCACAAAGCGTTTGGTTGAATCAGCTCAACAATCCGCCATACTGGGCTTATGTCGTGATTACCGATGCGCTGAAGGTGCTCAATAATGGCGACCTAACACGCAATGACCTGTCGAGATTGAATCTGCCATCGAACCGCATGGTTTGGGAAAACTACAGTTCAGATCGCACGCTATCAACAGGCAACCGACTAGGACAGGCCAATCTGATGCTGCATATCAATGCGCGCACCTATAACAGTAGTGCATTCTACGATCCGCTGAGTCGCACTTTTGGCTATGTCTGTCCAGACTCATCCTGTTTGGCGACGAATGACGCAATTTACATCTACGCCATTGTTTTTGAGGTGCCAGCAAATTTACCCAAAGATACGGCGGGCTACGTCAACTATGTTGGGTTCACCGACAGAACTGGCAGGGTTTCGACAAGTTGTACAACCGCTAATGTTGAGTGTGTCCCTCTGCGTATTCGGCACTTGAAGCCTGGGCTCTACATTTACGATATGGCAGCGCCATTCATACCTGGCACTCGAACATGGGGTGATGGGGTAGTGACAACCGGCGCGAGATATTTCGATGTCACGCCGCCGAATGTGCCATGTGATGGCAACCCGGCAAAGTCGTGTAGTTGGATTAGATTGCCAAGTGCCTTGGGGCAGTGAGAGGGGAGAGCGATGACAG